GGTACCAGCCTCACTCTGATCTTCAAACTCGGGTCATCCTGATTTCACCCAGATCAGGAGGTCTGAATTTGCAGAATGGGGCGGCCGGGAAACGGTTCCGGTGCCCGTACCGCTTCGAGGATGTGTCGAAAACCAACCGAAAGGAGTCGAACATGAGAGGACGAAAACCAAAGCCGACCACGTTGCAGGTTGCCGAGGGTGATCCGCGCAAGCTCGGCGTCCACCGGCTCGAACAAAAGCTGGAGGCGGAAGCCAAAGGCTCTCGCGGCTTACCGAAATGCCCAGCCCATCTGAAGGGCCGTGCCCGCAAGGCCTGGAAGTTCTGGAGCGAGGAGTTGGAGCGCATGAATATCGATTGCTGTCCAGACGCTCAGATGCTGGAGGGCGCCTGCGTGAGTTACGAGGCGGCGGTCGAGTGCTACGAAACCATCCAGAAGCAGGGACGGCTGGTCGCGAAGCGAATTTTGGACCCGGAGACGAACAAGCTGGTGATAGCCAACGTCAAGCCTCACCCGGCCGTGGCCCAAATGAACGCGGCCTGGATGCTCCTGAAGGCGTTCTGCAGTGAGTTCGGGCTCTCGCCGGTCTCACGCACCAGGCTTGCCATTGAGAAACCGGCTGCCGGCGAAGATGATCTTTTAGAAATTCTCTCTCAGCCGCGCGAGCGGAAACAACAGCAGCCAGGCGAGGTGATCCAATGAACCTTCAGTCGGGACATAATTTCACAATCGAATGGTGGCCAATCGATCGGCCACGGGACTATCCAAGAAACGCCCGGAAGTGGAGCGCTCAAGCGGTTGACAAAGTGGCGGCTTCGATCCGCGAATTTGGCTGGCAGCAGCCGCTCGTTTGCGATTCCCAAGATGTAATCGTCATCGGCCACTTGCGCCGTGCGGCCGGGCGAAGGGCGGGGATGACCGAGTGCCCCGTTCACGTGGCGCGCGATCTCACGCCGGAGCAGATCCGTGGTCTGCGCCTGATGGACAATCGCAGTCACGAAGAATCCGGATGGAACTTCGATCTGCTCGGCCCGGAGCTGATCGACCTGCAGCGCCTGGGCTTCGGCCTCGAGCTGACCGGCTTCGATGAGCAAGAACTCGCCAGCGCGATGATGCAGCAGACGGACGGCTTGACCGACCCCGATGAATGCCCGCCCGTGCCCGAAGCTCCTGTGTCGCAGCCGGGCGACATGTGGTTGCTGGGCCCGCATCGCCTGCTCTGTGGAAGCTGCTTAGACGAAGCTGGCGTGGCCCGCGTGCTCAATGGGGGCAAGCCTACGCTGCTGATCACCGAACCGCCCTACGGTGTCGAACTGGACATGGAATGGCGGGATCGAGCGGGGCTGAACGGCTGCGGACCTGCCGAGGCCAGTTACATGAAACACCGGATTGAGGGCCACACCACGACCACCATTTCCGGAGACACGATAGCGGACTGGTCGCCAGCGTTTTCGCTGGTCCCCAGTCTCGAGATCGCTTATGTTTGGCACGCCACATCGCACATGATCGAAGTCGCGGAGGGACTCCGGAAGATCGGGTTTGAACTTCGCCAGCAGATCATTTGGGAAAAGACGGTGGCCGCGATTTCGCGTCATGCCTATCATTGGAAACACGAACCCTGCTGGTACGCAGTGCGGAAAGGATACACAGCCAAATGGATCGGAACGAAAGATCAGACGACCATCTGGGAAGCTGCCAGCCCGAAGCAAATATCGAGCGGCTCGAAGGAGGAGAAATTCGACCATCCAACTCAGAAGCCGATCGCGCTCATGGAGCGGCCCATTAAGAATCACGATGGCGCGGTGTACGAGCCGTTTGGCGGCTCGGGCACAACCCTGATGGCCTGCGAGACGCTTGGCAGGAACTGCTATTCGATCGAGATCGAGGCGCGATTCGTGGACGTGATTGTGACCCGCTGGCAGAATTTCACTGGCCGCGCCGCGATACTCGACGGGTCCCAGCAGACGTTTGAGCAGGTGAAGCTCGAACGGCGGCCGGCGGCCGAAGTCGCCGTCCAGGAATCCAGTGAACTGTGCAGCGAATAGATGTGCCTTTCTCCCAACCTCAAGCCGATGCCGCATGCAACTTCTTTGAGCACGTTCTCAAGCATACGGCGGACGAGTGGTACGGAAAGCCGTTTTTGTTAGTTCCGTGGCAAGAGGAAGCACTCAGTGCCATCTTTGGCCAGATAGACGAAGCTGGAAACCGCATCATCGAAATGGCATATTTGGAGGTTCCGAAAAAAGCCGGGAAGTCGGAGATGGCCGCAGGCCTTGCCTTATTCGTGCTCCTGACCACCAACACGCCCGGGTGCCAGGTCTACGGTGCGGCGGCTGCCACCCGGCAGGCGCTGAACGTCTTCCGCGCGGCATGTAAGGTGGTCGACCAATCTCCTATCCTGACCAAGAGGCTCCGCGTGCTGCGCGGCACTCATCGAATTATCAAACGCTCGGACCCGGAATCGTTTTACGCCGCAGTCGCAGCCGATGGAGATTTCGGGGACGGAGTGAACCCGGCCGTCGTGATCGCCGACGAGATCCATCGTTGGAAGACCCGCAAGCAGCTCGACAACTGGGACGTGCTCTCCAACGGCGGCATCACGCGCCGGCAGACGCTTACGATTGCGATCACCACGGCAGGCGTGCAAAACGAATCTCCGCTGGCGTGGCGGCTACATGAGAAGTCTCGCAAGATTGAAGCGGGCATTGTTTCCGATCCGAAGTTCTATGGCCGGATATATGGCGCCAACAAGGAGGATGATCCCGCTGATCCGGCGACCTGGATCAAGGCCAATCCATCGCTCAAGCAGAACGGTGGTTTCCTCGATATCGAAAAGATCCGCGAGAAGTATGTCTCACATGAGGCCGAGGGCGACCTGACTTCGTTCAAGCGCTATTACCTCAATATGTGGGATCAAAAGGAAAGCCGGGCGATCGACATGGTGAAGTGGGACGTTTCCGCCGGTGAGTGGCAGGCTGCGGGACTGCTCGCGAAACCACCCGGAGACAAGGTGCGCCCGTTGTCTCACACCTTGATGGCGCGCTTCCGGGAGCGGCGTTGCTGGGCCGGCGTCGACCTCTCGATGACCACGGATCTTTCCGCTGTCTCACTGGTGTTCCCCTGCGATGATACCGGCTATGACGTGTTGGCATTTTTCTGGATGCCGGAGCAGGCCGTGCGCCAGCGTGAGCGGCGCGACGGCATGCCGTACCAGCGGTGGGCCGAGCAGGGATTTATCGAGCTTTCGTCCGGCGACGTGATCGACTACCGCGACATCGCGGCACGGCTGGAGTGGGCATCACAGATGTTTGACCTGGAAGAAATCTGCTTCGACCCGTGGAACTCGCGCCAGATCTCGGTCCCGATGGTTGAGCAAGGCCACGCTTGCATCGAGATCCGGCAGGGCGTCGCCACGCTATCGGAGCCCTCCAAGAAGCTCTTGGAACTGGTCGCTGCAGGCAAGCTCCACCATGGCGGGCACCCAGTGTTGCGCTGGAACGCGAGCTGCCTTTCGACGAAGGAGAGCAACGATAACTTGATGTTCACCAAGCCGGAGCGGTCGAAAAGCTCATCGCGCATCGATGGAATCGCGGCAACGGTGAATGCGCTAGCGCGCGATCGTGAAGAAGCCGCGGCAGATGAGCATTTACAGCACTCGCGGCCTCTTGACGCTCCCGGTCCCATGGACATAGAACGCTGCCGCCGTGAGATCGCCGCCATCGAAGCGTTGATCCGCGCCGGTCACCCGGACCTACAAGGGCTGTGCTTGGCGTTGTCGGACTGGCGTGGGGAGTTGCGGCTGATCGAGCAGGAGATGGCCTTGAAAGCGAAAATGCCCGCCGCGGCAGAAGCCGGGCGGGCAGAAGGGCCGGAAGGGGATGCTATTTTCTGATCGAGTAGACACGATCGGCGGCTTCAGTTTTTGTGGATTCGATCTTGAGCCCGTGCTTCTTAGCGGCGGTGGAGAGGAAGCCCCGGACGCTGTGAGCCTGCCAGTCAGTAGCCTTCTGGATCTCGGCGA